CGTACACATACTTAATTTAGCAGCATATTCTACACCAACTATTCAAGAATCAAAGCGTGATGCTTGGGTTGAATATGGCGAAGACAATAATTACTATCAATTTCTTATAGACAGATACACAAATTCAACGACAAATAACGCTATTATAAACAATATATCACGACTTATATATGGTCGTGGTTTAAGTGCGTTAGATTCGTCTAGAAAGCCAAACGAATACGCACAAATGATGGCTTTGTTTAACAAAGATTGCGTTCGTAAAATATGTATGGATAGAAAAATGCTTGGACAATTTGCGATTCAAGTGCATTATTCTAAAGACCATAAGAAAATACTTAAGGCTTACCACATTCCAACTAACTTAATACGTGCAGAAAAGTGCGATGAGGATGGAAATATTGTAGGTTATTACTATTCTGACGATTGGACTGATGTAAAGAAATTTAAGCCGCAAAGATATTCGGCATTTGGCACATCAAAAGATGAGGTAGAAATATTATTTTCTAAACCTTATGCAGTTGGAATGAAGTATTATTCATATCCTGACTATCAAGGTAGTTTGCCATATGCGATGTTGGAAGAAGAAATTGCAGATTACTTGATTAACGATGTTAAGAATGCTTTTAGTGGGCGTATTGTAGTAAATTTCAATAATGGAGTACCAACCGAAGAACAACAAGAGCAAATCAGTTCTAAAGTAATAAACAAACTTACGGGTGCAAATGGAAATCCAGTAATCGTTGCTTTCAATCGTAATGCAGAAAGTAAAACTACAATAGATTCCATTCCGTTGGATAATGCTCCTGAACATTTTACCTACTTAAGCGAAGAGGCAATGCGTAAAATTATGCTTGGTCATAATGTAACTTCTCCACTTATTTTTGGTGTGGCAAGTTCAAACGGATTTGGTTCAAACGCTGACGAATTGCGAAACTCGATTATCCTATTTACAAATATGGTAATTACACCAATGCAGAATGAAATACTTGAGGCATTCGATGACATTTTAGCGTTTAACGGAATCAGTTTAAACCTACAATTTGACGATTTAAATCCATTAGATTCAGAAGGTGACTTAACTAATAACGAAGGCAGCAAGGTAATTGAAAGCATTAACTCACTTTCTCCATTGGTTGCAAATAAAGTACTTGAGTCAATGACTGCAAATGAAATACGTGCATTGGTTGGGTTGTCACCTGAAGAGGGCGGTAGTAAATTACCTGAAGCGACTGCATTTGGATTGAGTTCAATTGACGAAATAGACTTATCAGAATTTGGCGAGGATGTACCGGAAAATTGGATGCTTATAGATGAAACGGAAGTAGATTACGATTCTGAAGATGAGTTGGATAATGAAATTGAAAGCATAAATAAAAAAACACCTTCTTTACTTTCTAAAATATACAATTTTGTAAGCACTGGAACTGCATTTCCTCGTTCTAAAAGTGAACAAGACGATGTTATAAATGATTTTAAATTCATTACACGTTACAAATATAGCGAGGGATTGTCTGCAAATAGTAGAGATTTCTGTAAGTCAATGGTTAATGCTAAAAAGGTTTATAGAAAAGAGGATATTTTAAGAATGAGCAGCACAGCAGTTAACAAAGGTTGGGGGCCTGAAGGTGCTGATACTTATTCTATTTGGTTATACAAAGGCGGTGGAGATTGTCACCACAAATGGATTAGACAAACTTTTGTAGCACTTGGCGCAAATTCAGGAATCGACCCTTTGTCTCCTAATGCTAAACAAGTATCAGTTGCAAAAGCAGAAAAGGCAGGTTATAGAATTAGAAATCCAAGAGAGGTTGCAATGAAGCCAATGGATATGCCATACAACGGATTTTTACCAACTAATAAAAGATTTCAATAATGGCAGAAGCATTACTAATAACCCGAGAAGACATCGTTAAATTCACTGCAATGAATGGAAACGTAGATACTGATAAGTTTATTCAATTTGTCAAAATCGCACAGGACATTCATATGCAAAATTACTGCGGTACAAAGCTACTTGAGAAGATTAAAGCTGATATTATAGCGAATACTTTAAGTGGTAACTATTTGTCGCTTACAACTACTTATTTGAAGCCGATGCTTATTCATTGGGCTATGGTTGAATATATGCCATTTGCAGCGTATACAATTGCTAATAAAGGAGTATATAAGCATTCAAGCGAAAATAGCGTTAACGTTGAAAAGAATGAAGTAGATTTTCTTATTGAAAAGGAAAGAAGTATAGCACAAAATTATACGGAACGATTCATTGATTATATGAGTTTTAACAATGCGCTATTTCCTGAATACTACACAAATTCAAATAACGAGATTTCACCCGATTCAATGAATAATTATACTGGTTGGTATATATAAATTAAAGACAATATGGCAAACACAATAGGATGGGGACAAGCAGCGGTAAATAATACCATTGATTGGGGTAAAGGCAAAACGAATAATACAATAGGATGGGGTACGATTTATAGTTCGTCACCTTATGGAGATACGGATTTAATCGGAACACCTGCGGGAGATGCTGATGCACTTGCTTTCATTACAGCAGCTGCAATTACAGATGCCACACAAAAGAGAGCAATTGAAACACTTGTTGTTGACTTAAAAGGCTACGGAATATGGACAAAAATGAAGGCTTTATATCCATTCGTTGGAGGGACTGCAAGTCAACATAAGTTTAACTTAAAGAATCCATTAGATACGGATGCTGCATTTAGACTTGTGTTTTACGGAGGAGTTACGCATTCCGCAAACGGAGTCAAAGGAAATGCAGTTAATGGTTACTATCAAACTTTTATAAATCCCTCAATAGTTTTTTCTCCTGCGAGTGGTGGTAGTGAATTTATTTATTCAAGGGACGATTTAGATACGGGTGTAGATTTAGGTGCATTTGCATTTTTACCTTCTCTTTCAAGATTTTATTTTACTTCAAGGCTTGGTTTTAATCAGACAGAATTTGCTTGTTTAAGTAATGGCGTTGCAACGCCGTCAAATTTAAATTCAAAAGGATTTTTTGGAATAACAAGAGAGCCAAATGCGCCAAATTATTATGCTATTTTAAATACTAATTCCATTTCTACAACAGATGCTTATCAAGAACCAAACTCTAATATTACGGGGCTTGGATTAATTGCAGATACTGGTCAAGCGTTAAGTTGGTCTTCACGGCAACAAGCAATGTCTTGTGTAGCTGATGGGTTAACGCCAGCAGAAGCGCAAAACTTAAGATTAGCTAATTTAGCATTCCAAACAACTTTATCAAGAAACGTATAAATTATGAAAATAACAGATTTAACAACAGAGGAAAAGGCTATATATGTAGGTCTTTTGACAATAGAACAGAAAGACTTATTAGTAGGTCAATTGTTTGACGAGGATAGCTATTTTAATCCTATCCAAGACGATAACGATAATTGGATTATTTCAATTGAAGAAATTGAACAGAACTTAAATCCAAGTTTTGGATGGTTGCAAGACTTAGAGATGATAATTTTTGTACCTAAAGTAAATCCTTTACCATTTTGAAATTAACAAAACCTAAAATTAAAGACATTCAAAAGTTGAAAGTCTACCTTAAAAAAATAGACAATGGCAGAAGTAAAGATAAGTGATTTAACACCGAAAGGAAGTAACTTAATAGCAACGGATTTGCTTGTTATTTCCGAAGATATTGGAGGCGGTTTATACGAAACCAAATCCATTACGGGTGATGAGGTATTAAATGCCGTTGCTAAAACTGCAGTAGCGGTAAGGAATACAACTGGCGCAACTATTTATAAAGGAACAATTGTCTACATATCCGGAACATCTGGTGGAAAAGCATTGATTTCCAAAGCAAAGGCTGATAGTGAGGTAACATCTTCTAAAACATTAGGAGTTGTAACTGCTGACATTGCAAACAATGCAAATGGTAATGTACTTACAAATGGTTTATTGACCTTATTAGATACACGCACAACGGCTACACATCCATTTACAACAGTTACTTTAGCTATTGGAGATGACCTTTATTTGTCACCAATTACGGCAGGATATGTGACAAACGTAAAGCCAATTGCACCGAATCACAACGTGTCTATTGGTAAAGTTTTAGAAACATCTGCAACAACCGGACAGATTTTATATTCAGTTGTTAACGGATATGAACTTGGCGAATTACACGATGTTGATACTACTGGCGCAATAGATGGAAACATACTTGGTTTAACGGGTGGAATTTGGAAGCCTAAAAACTTGATGAATGGAATTGTAATGCAAACTCCTGATTTAAAAAAGCGTTATTTAGTATCAATTAACAACGCAGGAAATCTAATCACTACAGTTATACCATGACAGAATCTTCTTTTGACCTAATAAAAAAACATGGTGCAACGGGTGTTTTATTTTTGTGGCTTATTGTTACCAATATGAAAGTAAACGAAATCGAAGGGCGGCTATACGATTGTTTAGAAGATTCTGCACAAGCAATGCAATACGATAAAACACATAAACAATATGAAACACCAATTCAATACTTCGCTATTCTACAAGATAAAAAATACAAGTATGCAAATCGTAAACGATACTTTAAAGCCTAAAGGAAAATTTGAAATGAAGCGAATTGCTGCATTTATTTCGTTTCACTTTGCAGTAATTTACGCTTTTATTCCTATGTTTTGGCTTGCATTTGAAGTAAAGGAATTTGTATTTTGGGGATTTCTTGCGTATTCTGGCACAGCAATAGGCTTAAATGTATATAATAAAAAAATAGATAAAGATGCGGTTTAATTATATACAATTTTTAACGTGGTGTTTCACGCTATTGGTGTCGATATACGCTATGTTCTTACTATCAGGATGTACTGCTTCATATCACTATAAGAAAGCAACGCAGAAAGGCTTTAAATGCACATTAGTAAATGATACTATTACAATAAACAAGATAGATTCTGTTATTATCAATGGAGAAAAAACGTATTATGTAACGAAATACGATACAATTGTACAAACTAATTCGGTTTATATTCCTAAAACTCGCTATGAAACAAAGATTGAATGGCGCAAAGTAAGGGACACAATAGAGTTATTGCGCTATAAAACAAAGGTAAAGTATAAGACCGAAAAAAAGAAGTCAACAGCTAAGGTATTGAAGTTACTTATTGGTGTGATTTCTTGCGTGATTTTAATTATTGGAATATTAATTTGGATTTTAAAAAAATAAGATGAGACAAGTACAACTAGTAAAGATTGGAGAAAAGTATGCTATTAAGTTTATATACAGATTTAGCAAAAGTGATTATTTAGATTTTTTAAATAGAAACTATAAGTGGAAAAAAAATTGTAAACACTTCAACGATTGCCTAACTACAAAGGAAATAGCAGAAAATGTTTTTAAAGTATTTGAAAGTGATGTAATTATAAAGAACGTAATTTTATGAAATACACAGACACACAATTACTAGATAGGGTAAAGAGCTTACCTTCGTTTAAAGGATTTCCGCAGTCTGGAGTTTTAGATATTTGGGTTCGATCCAATGCGGATGAGTTCGACAGATTTGACGACAAAGTGTATTCATTTGATTGTTATCCTGGTGTTGAGCCAAAATTCAAAATGGTTTGTACTGGCACATCGAATGCAGGTGCTACGGGACTTAAGAAATTTGCAGAATATAACGGACTTGGTTGCGCAGTATTGAAAAGTGATTGGATAGTATATAATAGTCACGCATACGGGCAGCACAAAGGTAAGCCAGCATATCGTCAAGCAAAAGGATTTCCGTATTTTAGAGATAATGATAAGGATAATAAAGCAGAAGAGCTAGGTACGGAGTATAAAGACATAATAGGCGCTAATTGTCATAGAGCCGGAGCGCACAGTACTATTATAGGTGGTTGGTCAACAGCTTGCCTAGTTAGGAATAACGAAAAGCAGTTTTTGGATTGGCTTAAGTTTATGGATAAAAGAGTTTTAACAGTTGTAATACTGCAGGAATTTTGAGTTGTCGCAAATTTAAGCAACATTTGAGACAGAATTTATACAAATCATTTAATCTTACAGCATGAACAACAATAGGAAGAAAGGAATAAGCTCACATAAAAGATTAAGGTTAAATGATTCTGAGATTGAATTAATTAATCAATATCGTGGTATTAAAGTAGCAACGGATGATGCAGACGTAAACGATGCTGACGTCAAACATGGTTGGCTTAAAACAGATAAGGCATCTTTGTTCTTTAAAAATCCAAACTTTAAAACCGAATCCGAACAAGGTTTTGAAATAATCAAAAATGAAACCATTGAAGCGGTTAAAATTCACGCACCAAAATACAAAGCAATTGAACGCATTAAGGATACTGATTCTAACCTATTGGTTATTGACATCGCAGATTTACACATCGGAAAGTTAGCGAGCGCATTTGAGACTGGCGAAGATTACAATTGTCAAATAGCGGTTAAAAGAGCAAAGGAAGGATTGATTGGTATTATTCAAAAGAGTAAAGGCTATTCAATTGATAAGATTCTTTTTGTTGCTGGTAACGATATTCTGCACACCGACAACACCAAAAGACAAACAACTTCCGGAACGCCTCAGGATACGGATGGAATGTGGTACGACAATTTTCTAACTGCAAAACAATTGTATATTGAATTACTCGAAATGCTTATTCCTATTGCAGATGTTGAGGTTGTTTACAATCCAAGTAATCACGACTATACGCATGGATTCTTTTTATTGCAATTAATTGAAGCGCATTTTAACAATAGTAATAACATTACATTTAATGTAGACTTGAAACATCGCAAAGCATTTCAATACTTTGACAACTTTATCGGGACAACGCACGGTGACGGTGCAAAATTAGAAGCATTGCCATTGCTATATGCTACAGAATATTCTATATTGTGGGCAAATACTAAGCATCGATATGTTTATACGCATCACATTCACCATAAGAGCGGTAAAGATTTCCCTGGTATTACAATTGAAAGCCTACGTTCACCAAGTGGGACAGATTCATGGCATCACAGAAACGGTTTTTGTGGCGGTGTTAAGGCAGTTGAAGGTTATATTCATTCAAAATACAACGGGCAAGTCGCGCGTTTAACGCATTTATTTTAAAACATCGGTTTTTTATTCATCCTATTTTTCCAATGTTTATAGGGGTTTCAGTA